CCAGTGAGCGGGAGAAACTATTGACCTGGATCAATAAAAAGATTCCGCACGCACCCATGCCGGACATGACCGAGAAGACCGTCTCAAAAATGCTGCAGTGCAACATATTCCCGGTAATAAAAAGGGCGCTTGAGTTGCGCCAGGAAGGTAGCCAGACTAGCGTGGCTAAGTACGCTAAAATGTTGGAGATACAACGTGAAGGAAGAATCAGAAATACGCTTGTCTATCATGGGGCTAGTACTGGGCGTTGGGCTAGTCGTGGTGGACTTAACCTACAGAATATCGCTCGGCCTACTCTATCCGATGAAGAAATTGAGAGATGTATACCTCGAGTTTTTGATCAGGCGACTGGTAGCATGGGAGAGCTATCCTCTCTTGTTCGAAGTGGAATCAAGGCGCCGGATGGAAAAACCTTTGTGGACGTTGATTTCTCGTCTATTGAAAACCGAGTAGGCGTCTGGTTAGCCGGACAAAAAGACAAGGTGGAGATGTTTAGAAAGGGATTAGATGAATACAAAATGTTTGCTTCTCAGTCGCTTTACCGAGTGCCTTACGAAGAAGTCACAAAAGATCAGCGACAAGTTGCTAAGTCCGCTGTACTTGGGGCAATGTTTGGACAGGGCTCAAAGGGTCTTGTCAAGTATGCGGAAGGAATGGGAGTCAAGCTCACCGAGCCACAAGCAAAAAACGCCGTAGATAATTACCGTAGCGCGTACGTGTTAGTCAAAGAGTTGTGGGGTGCGTGTGAGGCCGCGGCAATGAATGCGGTGCAGAACCCAGGATCACCGTTTGCGGCAGGCAGTAAGATTATATTGAAGTATGCGAAGAACGCGCTGTGGATGCGCTTACCCAGTGGGCGATTGATCTGCTGGCAGAGGCCAGAGCTCGAGCTGTTGCCAACCCCCTGGGGGACTGAGAAGCTCGGTGTGAGTGTCCACAGCCAGAACACCTACAGCAGGCAGTGGACCAGGAATGCTTTGATTGGCAGTAGTATCTTCCAGTCCGCTGTACAGGGTACCGCTCGGGACTTTCTTGCCGTGGCTATGCTTAACCTTGATAAGGCCGGTTACGAAGTGATCAACAGCGTGCATGATGAAGTCTTACTCCTCGTTGAAGAACAAAACGGGGAGTCCGCAATGGCCGACGTAATCAAGATAATGACTACGCCACCTTCGTGGGCTCCCGATTTTCCTCTCGCAGCGGAGGGCTGGCACGGCAAGCGTTACCGGAAGTAACTATTTCGGTATTGAATAGTAGCGGTCTCCAATTTTTACAATCTTGGAGCCGCGTTCTTTTTCTGCCTCTTCAGCTTTTTTAAATGTCTCGTGCGTTTTACCCTTGAGCATTACATAACTATCTCTTGGCAAATCTTTTAACATGCGCTCATCATCCGATGTTGGCGCAACCGATCCCCAGTGACCTAAATCTTCTCCAGTGCCAGTTGGGCCCATGCCGTAAGCTAAAGCTGTTTGGTAATCATATCCAGGACCCTCTGGGTTAAACACAGTGCCGCCTTCTTTTTTGGTAAGGCTTTTGCTCATGGGGTCAAATGTTCCTTGATTTCCAATTGCAGATTTTAACTGATTTGGTTCCGGAACCATCCATGTTTTTGTATGAGGATTATAAATAGCATCGTTGCCCTGTTGCTTAGCTAATTCAATCCATTCTTTTTGCCGTTGTTTAAATGGCAAAAAACTAGCCATTTCTAAATCACTAGGTGAAAGAACCAAGGGGTTTTTTGTATTTAAATGTAAAGGCAAAACTCTTGGCGATTCCCCCGACGTTAATTGTCCGTAGCCAGGATTAGCATAAATGCTCGCTTCCACTGGATCCTCGGTTACATGGATCCATCTTGGTTTCTTTTTAAAAGCATCAAAATCTTCATTAACTGATGTACCATGATAAACTGTTAAAGGTTTTCCTTGCGCATCAACGGCTTTTGTGTTTTCTAAAAACTTAGCCTTGTTGGCCTCCCGCTCTGCGGCGGGTAATATCTTTTTTGCTAATGACTCCAACGTACCAATTTTACCGCCGCCGGCTTTTTCTTCGACTGCTTTTTTAACTGGAGTTCTTTCAAACAACAAACCAACATCGTCATTTGCATAGCCGCGATAACCGGCTTGCTTGATTAGACGCTCGAGTTCGTTGAGGTGCTGTGCCTCGTTAACTTGCTGAATGCCTTGACTCATTAGATACGGGTCAAGGCTTTTTTGTTTGGCGATTGCAGACAGCCCCAGTGGGTCCTCGTGCAGTGGGTAAATACCTTCTGCAACACCCTGGTATTTGTGTGGGCCTAATCCTGGCTCAGGCTTAACGTCTGGTTTGTCAACGTAAAAGTATGAGCGTGGTTTAATGTCTGGTGCATTGGCCAAACGTGATGCTTCTTGACCCTTGATGCCTCGACCGTACATGCGCGGGTCTAACTCAATGATTGACGGTGATTGTGAGAAGTGCACAAACGGCAGCTTGCGTGCGTGCTCAAGTACTTTCTTAGCAGCGCCACCAGCAGCAAAACCTTGGTAATTAATATCAATCTGCTCTGGCGGCAAAATTAATGGCTTCTGTGGCGCGTACTTAAACTGTTGGCCTAACTTAACAAGCTGATCATTAATTGCACTTGGGTCACCGCCAGTTTTTACAAGCTGCTCGCGTTGTGCTTTTAGTTGGTTCATTTTGTTAATTAACTCTTCGTTCATGCCAGAGTAACTAACTAATGAGTTTTGCCCACGTGTTTCTGTGGCAGCGGCTAACCTAGCAAGCGGTGAGTACATCTGTGAGTGAGCACCATAGGCTAACTCTTCGCCCTTAGGGCCGAATGATGACCCCGTGGTGCCATGACCAAAGTAATCGTGCGCTGCTCTAAATTGTTCGTTAGATGTTTTACCAAGGGCTGGGTGTGGTTCACCACCCTGGAACACTGTTAGACGTTTGTTTTGCAGCGCGTCTTCGAGCATTTCCTTAGAGCTCTTATATGCCTTTTCACCAGTTGGGTCCCACGATAGTTTAACACCAGCGCTCTCAATTGCTTTAAATTGATCTGCTGTTTCTTTCGCCATCTGCTGGTAGGCTGCCTGGGTTAATTCATCGTAATTTGTCGCACCTGATTTTCTAACAAGGTCTGGGTGCATTTGCAAATACTGTTTGAAAATTTGTTGCTTTATTTTTGGATCAACATTTTCCGATGATAACATTTCAAACGCCCTTGCTACGGGCACTTGTTTTTGGGCCGATGATACCGGCATATTTTTTATTGCCTCTAAGCTAAACTTAGGAGCAATCTTTTTAGCCAATTCAACAGCAGTATTTACCATGCCTCCGCCAGCAAATGTCTCGGGCCTGTCTTTTGCTATTCTAAATCTTGGATCATCTGGATCAACTTTTTGTGGCTTTTTTACCAACACAAGAGGGCCGACCTGAAGTGCCTCTTCTCCAGCAACGACCGGGGCCATATCGGCTTTGTCATAGAAGTATGAGTGCCTAAATGGGTTTAGCCCAACCTGGGCCCATTGTGGGTCACCCATTAAATCCTGGGCGCGTTTATAGACGTCCTGTGGATCGGTTGGCTCCCAATCACCGTGAATGCGTGCGTATGTTGTCTTGTCTGATTTTCCGGTAGCAATTGCGTGCCCGGCTTTAGGAGGGGCCGTAAAGTCAATCGGGCCTTTTAGATGGGCGGTTTGACCATAGCCAATTGATTTACCGGCGTCTAACGGATCATGTAACGAGACAATCCATTTGTCGTATTTATCGTACGCTGGAATATCTAACCGCGATGATACTCGCGAACCAGGGGCAATCATTTTATTGACGCCAACGATTCCGGTCTCTAATTGATTTGATTTTAGTGCGTTAGCAATGTCTTGCTGCGTTGGCATATTGGGCACTTCAGTAAATGCCCTGATTGGCATTTCTGTACGCGCTAATGCACGATATTGCTCTGATGTAATTTTACCCTCTGCTAAATCTTTAGCAGCCTGTTGAAGTATTGGGTTGCGGGTCTGGCGTTGGTTGATGCTATTGGCTGCCTTCCATGCAGCAATAGACTCCTCGCTTAATCCTAATTTTTTTAGAAGTGATAATATATTTCCAACCTTACCACCGCCGTCAAAGTTCTGTACAGCGCCACCCTCAGCCTTCATAAAGTCTGGTGACTCGGCGTCTTCAGGATTGTACTTGGCAAACTTACCACGGATTTTAGACGGATCTAATACACCAACGTTTTGGTATCCAGACTCGTTAACGTCAAACGTCTTAATACCACTATCGCGTAGATGCTGTAAAAATGCAGGGGACTCCATCGTGGTCCAGTTAGAGTGTGGGTCTTCTATCCTGGATTTAAACTGACGAGCCATCTTAGGATCATCAGCGTATTTCTTAGCAACGTATGCGTCGATTAACGCGCGCCCCTCTGGTGTGGTAGGGTTAAAATGATTTGTCATATCCACACTGACCGGGTACATGGTGGAGCCTTTGTTATAACTTCCTGTCGGTATTGCCTCACCAGTCTTTAGACTAATGTATGGGCCCTTACCGGCTGTAAAGCTATCAGCAAACTTAGGACTTTTTGTAACAAACGTAACACCCGGAGTAACAAAATCTACATCGCGCACGGTTGACTTCATCGGGTCAAATGCGGTGATGTTAGGATTTGGGCTGCCATGGTAAAAACCGGGAGTAAACTTTTTCTTAAACTCCTCGATTGCAGCCTTCATTTGTGCTGGCGTTAACTTTGGCATTTAGCACTTCCACTTACGCAATGCTTTGTTGATGCGGGAATTTGGATCGTTTGCTGTCTTGGCAGAGGTTAGTTTTTTCTTCATACCACCCATTCTAGCACAGAACGATTTTTTACGTGAGCCACCTTCAGGTTGTGGCGCCTTTAGCTCGCCGCCAGTCTCGCGCTTGTACGATGCGCGCCCAAGTGCGTTCAAGCCACCCGATGGGCTTTTGCCTTCTTTACGCTGCCAGGCTGGTGTTGTGCTGCCGCCTTCTTTATATCCAATCAAACCGCCGTTTGCTTTCTTTTCTTCATCGTCTAATGATACACCAGCGCCTATACCAGCAACTCCGTACATTGGCTTATTTGCTCTAATATAGCCTTTTAGTATTTCTTCTTGTGGCTCACCGGTAATCATATTTGTACGAGCGAGCATCTCGTTTACTTCACGAATCATTGGTTTGCCTGGATAGTCTTTCGCACCAGCCCATGCAATATCTTGGAAGTTAGCCGGCTCTACACCTGCGCGTTTAGCTTCGTTTGCAAGTGCTCGCTCGTATATACCGTAAGCATTTGGGGGAGGAGCCATCATTTTAGGATCCCACAATTGACTCATCTGCTCATCAAGAGTAGAACGATCGCGATAGCCTAAAAAATTTGCTGAAAAATTATGACGCTTGGGATTTGTTACGGGAATTAAACCAATATCTTGTAATTTTTTAGCCTGCTCCATATTACCGCTCACAAAACGACCACCAATTGGGAATGGTAGATCTGCTGCAGTGGTTGGAATTTCTTTACCCAGACCTTTTTGATAGTTTGTAAATGCCGCCATCATTAAGTTTGAGTTGGGATCTGCGCCACCAGTTGTCGCAGCCATGGCGTCTGCAAACCGAGCACGAAACTGTTTTGGTCCTTCTATAGGACCCAATTCACGAATAAATGCGTCTTCTAACTGGCCCATAGCATACCAATCTTTAGCCAATGGCCGGTCTTTTGCCGCATTAAAAGCATTGCGTAAACGTAACAGACTTTCTGGTTGATTAGCAAGCTGTTCATACTTAGCTATCGTGTCTGCTTTTTTAGGTACAATATCAGTCAGCGTTGTCCCAGCTAATTGATAACGTGATGGGTCCGCATAAAATCGTTTTTCAATATCAAAGAATGGTTGGTAATTACCAGCGTCAATTTCTCTTTGTGCTAACTTACGCGCTTTTTGAACATCAAGCGCTTCTGGGCTTAATTGTTTTTGTAAAAACTGTTTACCTGTTTTTGGATCAGTCGCCAATACTGGAGGCACAACATCAGGATATACCTCACTCATCTTAAAACGGTCGAAGTTTAATTTCTTTAGCGCTTCGGATACGGCTTTACCTTTAGCAAGATGAATTAAACCACCTTGGGCTTTTTCTTCTTTTGGTTTTTCTTCCTCTTTAGACTCGGGCATAAAATACTGAAGCGCGGGAACGCCTGCAGATAATAATGTACCAATCGCGCGAACGGGTCTAATATGTGACTGAGACATCGCGCCGCCAGCTGCACCAAGCGCATCAATCGCGGCCTGACCGTATTTACCGGCTTTGACGTCCTCAATAAACTTTCCAGTCTCTGCACCCATTATGGCCGTCCCGCCAATACGTCTTGCCATACCAGGTTTACCTAAACGCTCAGACTGTTCAATCAATGACGCGCTTTTTTGTGCAAGCGTTGGCTCTGGGGATGGAGTTGACAACGAACCAAAACCGTATCCTTTACGGATAGGAACCTCAGACCCTCGTGATTGTGTTGGTTTTCCAGCAGCTCGTTGGCTTTTTTCATAAGCCTCTTCTTTTGTTCGACCGCCCGCAAATGGATTAGTCGTCTCTTGGGCGTGCCATTTCTCAATCCCTTCAGTGGCTTTGGGTGCAGTAATTGGTTTGCCTTTTACTTTTTTAGCTGCGGCCTCGGCAGCCACATCAACCGCGGTACCAATTTTAGGGCCAACAACAGGGCCAGCCACTGCCCCGATCACTCCGCCTACGGGCGCTTTAGAAATTAGCGATTGGTCTGCCTCTTCTGCAGCAACTTCTTTTTTATCTTGCCCCATTTGTGAAGCAATATGCTGAACCTCTAGCTCTTGCTCCTCGGGAGATAAATCAAAAAATGAAGGATCAACCTTCACCTCTTGACCATTAATGACAAGATATTTTTCTTGGGCCATTATTGATTCCTTGTCTTAACTTCCCACTTGATTGAACCGGGCTGATATGATGGCTTTGATTTATATGGATCATCGCCGACCATACTTGGGCTTACGCCTAAAATCTCAGAGAGATCTTTCTTGTGTTTTTTGAGTGCATCAACGGCTTCTGGGCTACGCAAGAATTTACCAAACGATGCGTATTCACCTTTTTCGTCGCGATACTTACTATATAAGTCGTACATTCTTTGATCAAATGTGGCGCGCTCAGCCATAACTTTGGCCTGCTTCTCAATACGAGCAGCGGGATCTTTAAGCGATAAAATTGCATCACTAACTAAGCGGCGCTCATTGTCTGATACCGCACCTTGACCTTTAAGATAAACTTGCGCGTACTCCAGCTTTGTCTCTGCAATATAACCATCGAGCTCACGCAGTTTAGCAATAACATGCGTTGGTGCGTTAGCCTCACGTAAATTCTTTTCTAAATCGGCAATATTGATCGTACCAAACTGGCCAATACCAAGACCACTCTCTAATTGTTTTAGTGTGAATGGTACTGCGCCTTTCTTGGCTAAAATGCCAAGATAATCCTTAACCTCTTTATCGGTCGCAATCTCTGCAATCTTATTAGCACGATTTAAACGATCGCCTGCGCTCTGTCCTGCGGTATCAATCGCTGTAGCCTTAGCAGCAAAATCTTTCTCAACGCCCTTAGCAAACTCAGTGCCACCCTCAGTTGCAATTTTTTCTGCGCGTCTTGTTTCTGGAATGGTTGGTACTTTTTCTTCTGCCTTAGGTGTAACAACCTCAGCCGGTTTTGCTGCGACCGGAGTCTTTTGTCCAGACTCAAACTCGGTGATTGCGTTTGCAACAATTTTTCTAGCCTCTGGCGTATTAGGTATAACGGCAGTAGGATCAATACCAAGTTTATCCGCAATAAACTTAGCATAGTTTGAAGTTGACTCTGGGGTATTACCTGGAGCTGTGGATGGGGACCAGGTCTCAGCCAATAGTGATGGGGTCATAATATTAGCAGCCTCACCAAATCGCTGTTTAACGGCGGGGCTCTGACCACTTAATTTTATTTTAAGATCCTCGTCCAACGCTTTTTGACCGGCCTCTAACGTATCAAACTTTAAAAACTCGCCAGTCTTAGTATCGCGCAAGTTGCCGGGGTTATTATTACGAACACTTAATGGAGCTGCCCCAGGTGCTGGAGCTGCAGTAGGTGCTGCGGGAGCTGGTGTGCCAACGATAGACCTGACCTGCTCTTGACCCTTAGTTGTTGGCCTATATATGGATGGGTTGTCTAAGATATCAATGAGCGAGGCTAGATCTGGGACAAGTTTACCTGTCTCATCTTTGCGCATCACGTCAATGGTTCGTTCGTAAGATTCTTTTTTGGTTCTAGCCTGAGCAGTAATCTTAGACATCTCACTTAAATGGCTTTGAATTAATTTCTGTGCACCAGCAAAATCTTTCTGATTATATAGCTCAAGCGCCTGCTCACGAATTGCTGGATCTATTTGTGTCATTAGACCTGATCCAACCCCAGGAGCACCAGGCTCACCGGGTTGACCACCAGGCACAACACCAAGCATTCTACCAACGGAACCAGCTAATGTTTTACGCTGCTCTTCTGCGGCCTTAACAGCGGCCATCTGAGTACGGATATCAAACAGTTCACGCTGCTCGCGCATTTTTTGCTCATCGCGGGCTAAAATGTTTCTTGTCGGATCAACTGCTGCGTACGCCAACGCATCTTTTAACCCGCTAGTAAACAAGTTAAGCGGGCTCTCACGCTCGTCAATAATGCGCTGCATATTGGCCAGAATGCTCTGCGTCTGAGTCGGGTCTAGTGATACATTACCAGGTACAGAAAATCCACCCTTGCTCTTTGGGGGAGTTACGACAGCGCCTAATCCACTAACTGGTTGATCTTGTGTCTCGTTAGCCATATTAACCTTAAAAATTACCCAAATATGTTAGACAATACATCACCAGCTGCCCCAGCAGTATCTAAACCACTGCCGCCAGAAAGACCTAATTCTGTTGCTAACTGACTAGGCATTCCAAAATTTGATGTATCACCAAAATATAAATTAGCTAAAGGATCACCTGCGGCACCACTAAGATCTAAACCACTTCCGCCAGATAAACCTAATTGCCTTGCCAACTCGTCAGACATTCCAAAACTAGAACCCTGACCGATTCCGCCAATGTAATCACTGACACCTTTAAATGCACCTAATAAACCACCCTGAACACCAAGGTTTTGTAATAGCTTATTAGCACCAGCTGCGCCACCGCCTAATGCACTGGCGATCGCCGTGATCTGGCTAAGGGGTGACATCTGTACGTCACTTGTTACTGTGGTCGGTGAAGTTACGCCAGACAAGATTTTACCTAAATTAGCAACGTTAGTGAACGGTGCCAACTGTTGGGCCTGACCAACGTTCATCGCGTTAGTAATTCCCTGCTGTGCTACGTTGCCTAATGCCTGTGCACCACTGACACCAGTCTGCTGATTAGTTAATGCAGACTGCATTTGCTGTGCAAACAGTTGAGCTTGTGCATCAGCTAACGCTTTATCAGCGGCTGTTTTTGTACGAAGACTTCCAAATTGACCAGACGCCGTACCGGCAGCGGTTGGTACCGCTGTGATATTAGGGGCAAGCTGTTGCAGTTGCTGCTGTTGCGCAGCAAATAAACCACCTAACGGTGTTGATACGTTTGGAGTAACTTGACCAGTTGGGCTTGTAATCCAGGGATTAGCGGCACCAGAAGAAATTTGTTGGAGTGTGTTTTGTGCTTGACTAAAAGGAGTGGATGGGCCAGTTAATGTGTTGATCGCACCCTGTGCAACGGTCTGGCCTAATTGTGGCGCGCCCTGGAAGGCAGTAGTTGCCTGGTTGACTAAGTTTTGTTGGGCAGTATCATACCACGACGGTAGTGTGGTCTGTTGTACGCCTTTATTGGCTATGAAATTGGAAAGTCCTGCCATATTTATCTCGCTTTACGTTTTGCTTCTAACAAATAACCAAGGGGGCCCTTACTATCAGGCGGCAAATCTTTAGCGTCTGCCTTGCGTTTGTGTTCACGAATTACCTGTAAAAACTCATCTAATAGATGCGCGCCACTATCGTTACTTCCGTTACCTAAACTTGATACTACATCGGCGGGTATTACAAACTCACCATTGGCTAACATGGCTGGCACGTCATCACTGGTGCCGTCACCTGCGCCTTTTACATATCTATTTTGTAATCCACCCTCACTAAAGAACTCGGGGTTGTGTCCCTCGATAGATCCGCCATCGGCGTATTGGGGCGGGTTCCAGTATTTTTGTAAACCAAAATCAGACTTGCCCTTCATTAAGTTTGGTTTTAGTTTTGTTAATCCTGTGACTGTGTCTTGATAATTAGTATCAACATATGAATCAACTTCACCAGCTGCAGCATAATGTTGAATATAGCCGCCCTCAGCTGCATTAATTGGTGCCAATGGTGCGTTAAACTGATCAATATTTAAATCAATCGGTTGGCCACGAACAAGACCAGCCTGCAGATTTGGTATGCCCATATTTTGCACGCCGGTTGATCCGGCTCCCATACCCATGCCGGGCATGATATATTGACCTAATGTTGGCATTGTCATAGCACCACCAGTGCCACCCAATAAAGTTCGACCAATATTATACGCCTGACGTGCCTTATTGGCTGCGTCTAAAGCGTCTTTTAGTTCTTGTGGTATTAACGACTCACCAGTATCCCAAGACGTTGGGCTGCCTGGTTTGACATCGGTTGCTCTAGCTTGTTCTTGCACATCTTGTATTTCATACTGTGAATCGCCAGGATATTGTGCATTTGCTATTTCATCTAACCCTTCTAAAGAGGCTAAAGGATCACCAGCTGCACCCTCAATGCCCAACCCACTACCACCTTCTAAACCAAGTTCAGCAGCATACTCTGGCGATAATCCAACAAATCCTTCACCGGCCGTTGGTAAACCAGCTAATACATCACCAGCCGCTCCTGCGGTGCCTAGTTCACTACCGCCAGCCAATCCTAATTCTGTAGCAAACTCTGGAGACAATCCAACAAATCCAGAACCCGCACCCGCTCCAGCGGCTTCAAGTCCAGCTATTCCGGCCAATACATCGCCAGCTGCTCCAGCTGTGCCAAGGGCACTACCGCCAGACAATCCAAGTTCGGCTGCAGTAGCTGCATCAAGACCAACAAATCCAGCCGCTCCGGCTTCCGCACCAAGTGCTGGCAGTGCATAGGGGGCTGCAATTGCTACCGCAACAGCGCCAACGGTTGCCCAGCCACCAGGAACTGTATCATTAACAGCTTCATCAATGGCTACACCGGCATCACCAATCGCTGGACCAGGATCAACAGACGCCAGCATATCGCCGGCACTAGAGACGGCGTTCTCAACGATTGTTACGGGATTCCAACTTCCGCCGCCACCCATTATATATTTCCTTGTACCTGATCAGCAGGCGCCATCCAGTAATACCCTTCCTTATCGGATGGTTGAACGTCTACGCCCAATCGTTTTAATAGTTCTAATGTCTGAGGTATTTCTGCGCTGCCGTATACTGTCTCAATTTCAGAGTCACGAATTTTTTGTACAAACCCACGCAATGATTTTGCCAAAGTAAGGGGAGAATCGGCCGTATACAAATGCAGTTCAGCGTCATTGTCCGGCAACCCGATCAATAACAATAAGGAGTCGTTTTCCTGTAGCAAAACGGCTCCTTTATTTTCTACCAGTTTTTGAATTTTACGAATCACAATGTCAGGATTGTAATCTTCTCTAGCAGCATCTTTACGGATTATTTCGGATGGGGTCATTTTTTAGATGTGACAAAATAGCCGTGGGTCAGCAAGGCTATTGTTGTTTACTCAAATAATTAGGCTGCTACTTTTTCTTTAGCGCGCTGTGCCAAAGCCTCTTGGGCGACTTTAGCAAACTCAGGGTTTACCGAGTTAGGATCTTTTGCGTGCTTGGCCATGATGGCATCGGCAACTGCTTTGTCGTTGAGGAATTTCATGGTTTGTTGGCCGTGCATGGTGCTCTCCTGTGGTTAAATGCTTCTACTTATACTAATGCAAAAATATTGTATTTGTCGCCCTAAATCAAGTGGTTGGGCCATTTAAAATTAAACTAAAAGCGGTCGCCCAGTCTTGCCAGTTTGCAAACGCCTCGGGGTCTGGGACTGGAAAGCTATCAAAAGTAGCTAACTGGCCAATATTATTAGCAACCAGTTTCCAATTTTCTTCGGTGCCATACATTACTGGCTCTTCGCTAAAGTAATGTAAAAAACTACCATTCCAATCTTCCCAGGTCATATACTGTGGATTGACCGGAAAAAACTTTTGAATACTCATGGACGCTCGTCGCCGTATTCTGCAGTGATCAACAGACGGCCCATCTCAAAATTGCCATCCAATACGTTGGACTCAAACTTTAACCGAACCTCGCGGTGCTCCACGCGCAGGTCAATCTTGCCGGTGTCTGGGTCAAAATAAAACGGACCTGAGGTCTCTACAGCGCCCCTGGCAAACTTACGTCCCAGGATTGTCATACCCATCGTGCCAGCTTGAACAAAATCTGGCTCAACACGTCTTAGGTGCATCCGTCGATTTACACCGGCTGCTGTATCATCTGCTGGAGTGCCTCCAACCCAACTAATATCACAGGTCGTAATATAAGAAGTTATTGCCAGCTCTTCATTAAACGTAATCTGGTTTGTGCCAAACTCATGCTGCCAGAGTGGATAGCCACCCTCAATGTAATAAATAAAATCACCGGCGACTTGAACTGGATCAAAGTTTTCTTCGACTGTAATTAATGTTACGCCCTCTGGGTTTGTGGCGGTTACGGCAGACGTAAAAATAAATTGACTGGTTAGTATCTTGTATACTGGTGGGTTGCCTGTGTTAGTCAGTGCAATATAGTCACCAGCGCCAAACGTAGCCGTCACGTCTCCACTAATATACACCTGGTTATTGTTCGGCGGTGACTCGCTAGGTGGTTCGTCAATTACCTCAAACGGAATACTGAATGTGTTTAGATCTTCCCAGCCAGCCCAGATTGGTGTTGGGAAGACTTCTGTAGTATATCCACAAGATCTACGTGCACCGGGCGCGCTGCCAGCGTCATACCAGATTTTATCTTTGACGTTATAGATAATTGCGTCGGTGCATTCGGTAGCATCGCCGCGGGGATAAAAGAACCAGATCTCGTTATACCGAGGTACTTTGGTAGCCCATACCTTTTGGCGCTGTACAAAATTGAGGTTATCAAATAGCCAGTTTACGTTCTTATCATTTGGCAGTACAGAAACCGCACCGTTGTATAGGTAGAAACGGTCGACACCCATCCAGTAAAATATACCATCCATCTCTACAAAGCACGAGGATGATATTGTAGAGATCTGGCTAGAAATAATATCGTATCTCCAGTACAGTGGGGCCGTACCAGTAAACGAGACACGAATCAAACTATCAGTTGCCCAGAATAGTCCCGATGGTGAGTTAGTACCACCGCGCACTGGGATACCTTTTACAATCTTAGACGAGGCCATATTGACCTGGTTGGCGGTCGGGCCGTTCCAATCAGTAATTGTCTGCTGATTGTATGTTGTTAAATCTGCGTTTGTATCGACATGGTTGTTAGCAATAAAACCATCAGACCCATATACGAATGTATAGGGATATAATACGCAGACACCACCATCTACAACGATTGGGCGATAGGTTGGGTTTTGTCCACCAGTATCTGCCAATCCATAAAAATTCCATTCGTTCAACGAGTCAGGCAACAAACCGCCAGTTAGCACTTGAGTCTGAATGGCGTTGTCAATATTTGCCAGATTATGCCCGGGGTGCGCTAACACTTGTAGCGAACCGCCTGCGGGCGAATACTGTAAATCAAACTGCCATAATAAATATGGATCGGGTGCGAACGTTACATCATACAGCGCAACCGTTGTTGGTGTGCCAGCAATGCTGGCTGCTGTTACTGTTACCGTTGTATTTGGGGCGCCGTATGTTGCGCTAATAACGGTGGTCGCTGTGGTAATGTCGTCATCAAATATGACAATCATGCCAGCGGGGAATGCTGCGGTTACATCTCCAGCAATAACAAACTGGCTGGTTGTATTTGATACTAATGTAAACGGCGAATACCCGGGTAAAATATTTACAGTAAGCGGACCACTGCCAACACCAAACGTAGTGCCTGTTGTAAATACTTCTAAGCCATACTGATTACCAACAAAAACATAGTTAACTCCATTAAAGGAGTTAGCAATCATGCCGCGTGGGATACCCGTAAAGGTAGAAAACAGTTCGCGATAACCACCCATTTTCTTGGGCACACCACGCTGAAAACGGCACCATTCTCCGTCACTAAACTCGCGTGACTCAAATGTGGTCCCGTCTCGTTTAATACCCGGCTGAACACGAAGTGTATAGACCAGATTATATTGATCTGGTACTTTGTTTTCCCCAGCCATTAGAACGTCCCGCCACCAATTAATCCTGCGTTAAATGTTGCTGGTGTTGATACTTGTGGGCTTAGTGTATTTGTATTATCAATCTCCAACATGAGCGTTGAGTTTGCTGATAAACCGAGCACGCTGGTACCAACTAAATACATACCAGTGTTGGTGTCATTCGTAAAGGAAAAAGATGGACCGGCTGCTGTGCCGTCATCGGCATAGTAAAAACCAACCGTTGTCTGGCTAATTACATATAATTGATTACCATCACTCAATGCCAAGATAACGCCACCGTTACCTAACGGGATGGGTGTCTGCAAACTACCAGAGATTTGGAATGTGACGTTATAACCAGGTTGTCCAGTATTGTTTACCAATACATACAGCTGGGTTGTTGCGGGTAATGTAACGTCTAAATCAACCGATCGAGTACCGGCTAGAGCAACATACGTCTGGATAATTGGCGCGTAGGATACTAAGCTAAACGTATTGCCAACGATAGAATCTACGTCATATGTTGCTGATGTAAATGTTACATTTGATGGTACGGCTAATCCTACAGTAAAGAAATTACCAGAAGATTGTTGGAATAAAATAAAACCAGACTCGCCAGGATTAACGGTAATATCCGCCAGGCTGTCGATTGTTGAGGTACCTTGTGGAGCAATGGTGATCGCGCCCGTGCCGTTATTTCTAAACGCAATATACCAACCGCCGGATAGACTGGCAGCAGTTGGCAGAGTAAATGAGCCATTACCGCCGGTCCAGACAAATGTTGACGCGCGGCTTGAGTCTGTAATTGTTGGTGTGGAAGATACCGCAACAATGTTTTGTGTGGTATTTAGTTTTCCAGCAAGCGCCACTAAACCAGCACCAGCTAGTGAGGCCGCATCAGCGGAAGACGTACCAGCACCAAACGTTACGTTTTGCCAGACACCGGCAGAAGTTGTATTATCCGATAAATAAAAATATTTAGATACACCTGCAGCAATTGATACTGATCCAGTGCCGTCAAAGTCTTCTACCGTAAATGTATCAGAACCAAAGTTGCGAATTAAAATATCAGCGCCGGTGGTTCCCTGGTCTGCTTGTGGTAATGAGATAACCAATCCGGTTGTGGACGGTGTGCAGTCAATAATACGAGCGGCAGGTACCTGCTGTGGGTTAACAACGGCAGGCCAGTAGAGCTGTACATTAGAGCTAAAGTTAAGCTCGTAGTACGATACGTCGGTTGGCTGTACAACGGTGCCGGTAAACGGTGATGTGTAGATTGGCATATATTATGGTTCCTGAACCGTAGTATTTCTGTCAATGCGGCGCGAGCTATCTTCTTTCTTCAAGGCGGCTAATGACTCAGTGTAGTATCCTTTCCAAACAGGCAATTTATCTAAGGCTTTTAAATAGCCCTGTGCCTGAAGTAAAGTACCAAACAACATTGCCTGTGGGCACTCACGGGTAAATAAATTTTGTTGGTTGCTGCTGTCTAATGGCTGGATTAGGCTGTAGTAGATAATCTCAACCGGATAATCCTGGTCTGGCTTGGGTGCAAAGTTCCAATTGTTATAATCATACTCACCATAATACTTCGGCTGTGCGTTATCAGATTCTGATTGGTACTGTGCAATATAATCTTGTGAACGTAGCAAGACTGGTGCGCCATTAACTTTCATTGATACCGTTTTACGCCAGCGGGCTGGTTTTGCTAATACGTCTTGGTTTGTTGCCAATGTTGTCTCTACAACAGTTAACTGCAATAATGATTTTAACTCAGCAGCAATCGCCGCCTCGGCTAAACCAATTAAGCTAGGAATCTGGGCAACAAAACCTTCGTCGTTACGCTCCATGTAACGCTGAACGTCAAGCACCAGATTATCGTAGGTCATTACGTATGCGCCGCTCATCGTGTATAGTAACTGTAGTTAGGTTGGAAATAAATTGGTGACTTGTCACGCTCTTCTTGTGCCGCGTCGTACTCTAACTGCGTTGCAATCTTTTCTAAATATTGAACACGCGATAACTCAATCTGCGGTAACTGCATCGCCAGTTTATGTGATAGTGATGCCTGGATTGAGCCAATCCAGCGATTTGGCACATACAGCTCATTAGTCAACGAGCCAACGTCTGGCATCTGTCGCTCAATAACTAACTGAAACATTTGGAAGTCATTGTTTGGCACGGGCCAGAGGTACATGGTTGGGTCAATCGTACGATCAAACCAGTATTGCAAAGAACGAACTGATGGGAACTGTTTGTTTGGTAAGTTCCAGTAGTCGTCACGATTTAGACGCGCCAAGGGGATAACTTGTTGGCTTGTTGAAAATACAATCTCACGTACGGTAAACGTAGTTGCCACGGTTTCACGCAGGCGATAGAAATAATGGTTTGGTGTGGTGCTAATGTTAAAGTAGGCCCACTCGCGATCTTTGAGGGTGGTCTCTGGTAACTGTTTTACAGTTGTCCAGGTTACACCGTCATCACTAACCTCATACGCAAAATTGTAAGTTGTAGTACCACCACCAGCCGCGTAGCCATTAAACCCGACGTAAAAAACTGGGAGCGCGTCTTGGTACTCAATACCAAAAAAATTCGAACCAATGGTTGAGGTTGCTGTGACATCAAGGTTTTGATCAAACGCAGCTGGCGAGTCTGGATTAGATACCGGTAAATACTCGGCCGCTTGTGAGTTAATAATGTATACCCAGTTTGATTCACGCACGTCGATCGTACCAGGGGGCAGAACTAACTGCTGTTGTGCCGTAACAGCACCACACAAATAGTTTTCTAACAGCCAGAGATTAACGCCGCGGTTAGAAAGATTTTGTAAAATATAGAACAGTGCCTGTTTACCAGCCTCAATGTACTCGGGGCTTATTTCTTCAGCAGTTTTACCAGCATCACGATATGCGTACGAGATCAACTGATCTACGTTGATCTTGGTCTGGTTAGTGGTACCAGAGTAAGCCATAAATTAACGTCCTCTGCCGGCTGCGCGCTTTTGTACTTTTTGTGGAAGGTTTGCTTTTGCTTTGCCGGCCTTGATAAACTCTTTACCAACCTTTTTAGGGATGCCTAAGGTTGATTTACCGGCTGCTGCGGCGTACATCGCTTTTTGTTGTTGCTTGGACTCGATTGGCATATTAACAGGCCTTTCCACCATGTTTCATTGGGGTCTTGGATTTGCTCTTAAACGTCTCCATGATCCCACGCTTTAATTTACGCAAGGGGCCGGCGACCATCTCGCGGGTCTCTACGTTCTCTTTCGTTGCCTCTTCGTCAACGATCTGCTGTGGTAACTTACCGGCGGGCATACGAGCGCTTTCCTCGTCAGTTACCATGCCGCCGTTAGCATACTTTTTTGCGAGGCCACCCTTCTTTGCGTAGCCCATCTTGTTACGGACGTTAGTTGGCAGTTTGGCTAGGCCAGGGTTCTCTTCTGCGTCAACTTCTTTTAAAGAGCCACCCTCAGCATACTTTTTTGCAGCACCACCCTTCTTAAAGGGGGTTTGTTCTGCCATCATCGCAGCGCTTGGGGCCTCTGCTTTTTTAGTTTTGGTCAGCTTGATCTTTTGAATGTCTTTAAGGTCAGAGTCATCCTTCTTCATTTTGATCGAGCCGCCTGCTTTGTATTTACCAACGAGCTTGCTCTTGCCGCCGGTTTTTAGTTTTAGCTTGGTCTTTGGCTCGTCTTTATGGAGGGCCTCTTCGTGCTGTTTAACACCACGTTTTACCATTGACTTGTCCTGGGCAATATCTTTGCTCATTTCTTCGGACTCAGCGTGGCCGCCTTTTTTATAGCATGAGCCGCCGCCAGCGTATTTTGATTTGACTGCGCCGCCTTCTTTGAAGCATTGCATTTTGGGGAGTTTGTTAAAGCCTTCCATGGTGTTTCCTCGAGGTTAAAATGAACAAAATAGGATGATCAGTCCTACATCTACTAATGCAAAATATAGGGGTTTTACGCCCCTGCTAAAAACAGTGTCCGCTCAATCTGACGGCGCTTTTTAAGGACAGGAGGATTGCTCCAGTTCATAAACGAGTCAGCGGCTTTGTGGACGTTGCCCTCGTTTAGGTACTTCATCACCTCGGACTTAACAAAGTTGTCCGGGCCAATGTTATGGCACAGGCTCAAGAGAGCATTAATCTGGGGCCTGTTGATACCCGTGTTTAAACTGGATTCCAGGGCCGTGGTGCACTTTTCTAGGTCCTGGTGTAGGATACCCATCACCTCCTCCTCAGAGAGCTCCCTGTGGATCAAATCGCGGGTCTGGCGTTTGATAAGGTGACCCACCCCAATCGTCCAGTTACCCTCACTATCACGGTAGGCCTTGTGGCGCTTACCCTCAAAGTGCTCAATCAGCGCAATCGTGGAGTGATCGACCCAATTAAACGGGCTGGTCTCCTTATGCTGCGCTGCGTTAAATATAACCGCCATTACGGCAAAAAATAGGCAAAATATGGCCTTGACCATCATACCCTCCTTTTTGATTAGTTTATACTAATGCAAACTTTAGTTAAGAGAAGGGTCTAGTGCCCGATTTGTCAATAATGAGAGCCTGCTTACGAGGCGCGGTGTCTTTTGTGTTTGGCACGCTGATGTGTGTCCAGGAGCCAAACTCTTCAATAATCTGGTCAAATGGTATTCCTCCATCGATGCAGGCCTGGACCACCTGTTTGGGTGTCATCCCAGGCACGCGAATGTCTGCCGCGCAACCAATCCGGTGCTGGCTAGTGTCTTTCGATCCTACCGCATCATTCACGGGTTTAGACCGGAATGCGGAGTTTACAAGGATCGGCTTGTTGAGTAGGGCGCGGACTTGTTCTAATAACTCAGCCACGCGCACGAGGTTTGCCACCTCGGTAGCGTTAGGAGTGTTGTCTAGCCCCTTGCGTTGAGCCACCTCGGATACGGTCAGCTCCTCAAGTGTAAAGTTAGGACTTAGATTCATTTTTTGATTTCATATCCATAATCTTCTCAAGCGTACGACCACCAAAGTACGCGCTCATAATCAGCATGCCCCACTGACCTAATAGGTTCACGTAGGACTCTTTGGCGTCGTAGCCAAACGCTGACATCATGGCAAACAGAAAATAGCCGGCAAAAATCGCAACGAGCGAGAGCGGGCGGATGTTTTTAGAGAGCCACGAGTCGCTGGCAAGGTCAGCCTTCCAGCGCTCCGAAATATTGTTCTGCTCGTTCATGTCGGCGTTTAGCTCTGCCAGCCTGCCCTCTTGCTGCAACTTGATGAGTTCAGATTGGGCTTTTGCCTTGGCTTCTGGGTCGGGGATCAGCTTGTCAATCAGCTTGGTCCCGATATCAAATAGGGCGGCGATTGGGAACATTATTTCTTACCCCTTATGGCCCCATACAATATACCAGGCAACGACTGCAGCCGCGAGAAAACAGTACAACTGAACTCTTTTAATTTTGTGTAGATCTTCGTTAAACAGCTTTTCATTTTCTTTTTTCTCCTTGATGAGGCGGGCCTTGATGACTTGGATATCGTCCCAGGCTTTTGGTCCGTAGGTCTTAATCACCTCGGCCTTCATCTTTTGTTCGAGGCGCTTTACCTCCTCGATGATTTTAAACTCGTCAAACGCTTTTAAAATACTCTGATCAACTTGAATTTTTTGTGCCCGAAGCCGCTCCTGGGCGCGTTGCTGGGCTAGGTCAGTCGCTTCCTTTTGTACGTTGGCGATGCTGGTGGATAGCTCTTTACTCACGCCCCTAGCGGAGTCAAGGGTGCTACCGAGAGATTTTGCCCCTTCTAAAAAGTTGAGTGGATCTGACATTATTCATTTGTCTACTTTTTGGTCTAGCTTGTCTTCGATGCGATGCAGAGATTTGAGCACCTCGTACCATCGATCTTGGAAGTCTTGTTTGGTGACGTAGTGCTGGGGCAGTTCTTCTCTCAACTTGGCTAGGTCGTCTTTGAGTTCCTGTACGGCAGACCAAAGTTCACGGCAGAACCACCCCAATACCGCGCAGATAATCGGCAAAAAGGTGTTGATAATAACTTGCATGTCCACCGTGAAATCTCCTCTTATTGGGTAGCTACTTCTTCTGGTTTCTTACTTAATGAGTCTTTAAGCATATTGAAAAACGCTTGCTTACCAATTTTGAGTTGGTCTAAGTTGAACTCAGACGAACTGATCTTACGGTCAAGGTCGATGCAGTGGTTAAACAGCACCTGTTGCTCTTGAGTTAAGTCTTCAAAATGATAATCAACGTTATCAATCGTGATGGGGGTCTTTTCATTTTTTCCCATGTTACGCTCCTTTGTGGTTAAAAAACTATTGGCTTGCGGCTTCTAGCGGACTTAGGTCTTCCGTGGTCCAAAAGTCCTTGGCAAGCATGATGCGGAGGTGTTCCTTATTACGGGCGATGGTATCTGCCCACTCCTCATCGGTTGTGTTCTCTGGCTTCTCGCCATTGATTAGGTTTACGGAATCCATCGCTGCCGAGTAGTGGCGAGCAATTTCTTCTGCGGTGATTTCTTGTATTAAGTCAGTCATGTTTATGCTCCGTTGTTAAGTTGTGCTTTAAGACTATCTACTTCTGCTTTTAACTCTTTAATTGCGTTAATCATGTACCAAGTGAGGTTATCAGATTGAACTGATAAAAACCCTGTGCTTTCTTCTTTAACACACTCAGGCAGTACTTTTTGCAATTCTTGTGCGATAACGCCAATCTGAACACCTTCTTTATCAATAGCTAAGTGTGATGGTAATTCTGTAATTTCTTCAGCCTTACGATACTCAAAGTTACGAATTTGAATTGCGGTGATTTTTTCAAGACCGACATTGTTATCTACGATATTCTTTTTAACTCGTTGGTCAGAAGTTGTTGACCAAGATGATTGGTTGTTGCCGTTATAAGGTATTCCAGATACAAAAAAAGTTCCAGCACCCTTACCAGTAATACTATTACCAAAGACATATTCACTGTTAACCGATGCTGATGATGCTTGAACGGCATATCCTACATAAGTTCCAAAACCACCAGTAGTCAAGTTACTTGCGGCATTTAATCCAACAGCCGTTAACTGCCCATTTGCATTGTTCATACTTGAAGCAGCGCCATTACCAACTACAGTACAACCACCACCAGTAGTCATAGAGCTAAGAGCATTTTGACCAATTGCTGTATTACCAGAAGCGGTTGTGTTGTTATATCCAGCAGATTGACCAATAAAAGCATTATTTGAACCTGTAGTAGAAGAAAAACCAGCAAATGACCCAACATAAGTATTTGCAGCTGCAGTAGTATTGTTATAACCAGCTTGATAACCTACTGCTGTGTTATTAGATGCGGTGGTGTTGGCAACTAATGCTTCTTGCCCAACTGCTACATTGTTTGAACCAGTTGTATTGTTATATAAAGCATTTAAACCAACTGCAGTTCCAGCAGTTCCAGTTGTATTAGAACGATAAGCATTAGTCCCTACTGCTGTTCCTGATCCTGTTGTATTGGACACTAAAGCAAAAGCACCTATTGCGGTATTGCTGCCTGCAGTAGTATTTGAAGCTAGTGCATCAGTTCCAAAAGCAGTATTAAAAGAACCTGTGGTTGTATTGGCCCCAACATAGTTACCCCATGAGCCACCAACAAAAGTATTAGCTGCACCACTTGTTACTTTTTGACCTGCTCGTATCCCAACAAAAACATTACCAGTTCCAGTTGTTAAATCTGTTCCAGCATTGTTACCAACAGCCGTATTTGCAAGTCCTGTGGTGCATGCATCAAGAGCATCATCGCCAACAGCAACATTCACATATCCTGTCGTATTTGCGTATAGTGCGTTTGAACCAATCGCTACATTATTAGTGCCAGTAGTATTGGAATATAACGCACGATAACCAATAGCAGTTATTGGACTGCCAGTAGTATTACTATATCCAGCCTGATAACCTACAGCAGTATTGTTACTAGCGGTGGTGTTGGAGAAAAGAGCAGAAGACCCGAGAGCTGTATTGCTTGAACCGCTTGTGTTGCTGTATAGGGCTGGTTGTGCGTTATTACCACCAACTGCAATGTTGTAGTTACCAGTCGTATTGCTGTATAGGGTGTAGTAACCCAACGCAGTATTAGAAAGACCAGTAGTATTAGCGTTTAAAGCTCCATTGCCCACCGCAGTATTGGTCGCAATAGACCCACCGCCTTCGCCAACCCGTACACCGTTAATAGTATTGTCCGCAGAGGATACGTCACCGCCTGGCGATGTGATTCCTGTAGATCCGTTAATTACGACTGGCATATTAATTTACTCCTTTAAGGGCTGCTACTTCTGCTTTCGTAGCGTCTAATTCTGCTTTGAGTTCTTGGATTGCGGCTGTTAGTGTTGCGACTAAGAATGATGTATCAACACCCTGATAAACTGGTTTTCCAGTTTCATCAACAGCATCTTTTTGACCAGTTACACAATCAGGAATTATTTCTGCTAGTTCATGAGCAACAAATCCTTGACTTGAGCCACCGCCCCAAAACTCTTTCCAATCCCATTTTGATGGTTTTAGTTTTGTTACTGTTTCAAGAGCATTTGTAATTGGCTGAATATTATCTTTTAAACGATAATCTGAGCCTGTGTTGTAAGAAATTGTTGTTCCATTTGAAGTAATGTTTGAAATACCAACACCAGCTTTTAAGAAATTTACAAAATAATAAGTGCCACCGTTTACTGTTGCATCAAATTGCCCGCAATAGCCGCCTGCTGCATTTTGTTGAAAATATGCAATATTCCCACCTTGAGAAACAACAAGTCTTGCTGGCACGCTGCCTGGTGAAGAATTACCAATTCCAACATAACCATCAGAATCAATACGCATACGCTCTAAACCATTAACACCATTACTCCTAGCCGAGAAAAATACCAAAGTTCCGTTAGTGCTGGTATTAGGACCCCACGCACCAATTTGACTGTTGTTAGATTGATACGAAATATGAGTGCCAGTAGTGTTGGTTGTTACTGCTCCAGAGAACATACCAGAACCAGCTACTTCAAACTTATTTCCTGAACTAGTCGTACCAACCCCCACATTACCGCTAGAGTCGATACGCATACGCTCTGTGTTGTTGGTAAGAAAAATTTGTGGGATATTTGTAATTGTTCCCATAAATCCAAGATTTGCACCGTACCCTGTATTTGTAGAGCCTGTAGTGCCTAATCCAGTAGCTTCACCACCAGCGTTGTAAGTTCTAATAGAACCAGCGTTTGCTGCACTTGTTCCTGTTATCCGAGTTTGAAAATCGCTAGAAGCCTGAGAAACATGAAGTAAATTACTGGGACTAGCCGTACCAATCCCCACATTCTGCGAGGTATCAACTGTTATAGCAGTCGTAGAGCCATTCGTGGCTAGTTGGAGTACGCCAGAAGTGTCGCCAGAGAGGTTTAACGATGTACCTGACGTTGTACCTGCGCTGATAATTGACGCCATTTAATTTGCTCCTTTTAATGCAGCGATCTCGGCTGCTTGTGCTTCTACTTTTGCGTTGAGTTCTTGGATTGCTTTCATCAAGGCATATTGCAAGTCTGTCTGATAAATAGATAGACGCATCTTAGAGCCGTCTTTTTCTAAAGACCAATCAGATTCCATGACTAACTCAGGAGCAACTGATTGGACATCTTGTGCAATTACACCAAGAGTTAAACCATCGTCTGTTTCTCTGTTTTGGTCAATGTAATTAAATGTCTTAACTGGAATAGCACAAATCTTATCAAGGTAAGAACCAGCTAACTGAATATTGGTCTTTTCTCTTTCATCGGACAAATTAACATTGTTTGCTGAATAGTTTGCAATACCGCCATTTGAACGCACAACAAATCTAGGGCTAGAATCACCTGTATAAATAAATTCTTCACCTGTGCTATTTGGCACTCTACCAGTATATGCAATCTGCATTCCATAGGCAGTAGTGGCATTGCTGTTATCTAGGTAGAGAACATTACTAGATGCGGTTTGCTTCACACTAGTTTTGCCACTAACAGTTGTAGTTCCAACCAACAAATTACCACTAGAGTCAATACGCATACGCTCGCCATTGACACCGCTAAAGATATACCCTGTAGCACCACTTTGATTTCCGTAGAACTGTAAAAGACCAGTCGCAGCAACACGACCAATATCGTATGTAAACTGAGCGCCTGTCGCAGCATTACCTAGTCTTAATTGAATATCTCCAGTAGTGCTTACATCTAGTTTTTGTCCAGGCGAACTAACACCAATACCAACATTACCGCTAGTATCTATGCGCATTGACTCTGAAAAAGACACAGTGCCGCCAGCCGTGCCAGAAGCAGCCGTGTACCAAATGTGTAGACCTTGACCCATAATGTATTCTGAAGCAAAACCGTTGGTTAAATAAATACGGTTTGTACCATTATAAAAAGCATTATTGGTATAAAAACTAGATGTGTTTCCAGATAAACCAGACCAAAGTGAAGTGGTTGTGCCAAGTTGTAAAGCTCTGAATCCTGACCAAGCACTAGGAGTAACACCAATCCCCACATTACCACTACTATCAATCCTCATCGACTCAACACCGCCCTCAGAGAACGCAATCGTATCGGCTGCGGGAGAAAAGATACCCGTATTGGTGTCGCCAGTAAATGTAATGGAAGGTGAAGCGGCAGAACCAGCAGCGAACTGAACGGTTTGTGCGCCGCCAGTAACGACCATTGTTCCAGAAGTGGTTGGTAAAGTAATTACCGTAGACCCTGCTGCTGATGGAGCAGATAAGGTTACTGAGCCTGAGACGTCACCTGCTACGACTAAAGAAGCCATAATATTTCCTTATAAAACGACCCAGCGTGACCCGCTGGAGACTGTGACTGATTGACCACTTGCAACGGTGACAGGACCAGAAGATATCGCGCTGTTACCTGCAGCAATTGTATAGCTGGTAGAAATTGTTTGGCTATTCACAAAGATGCCGTTGCTTGCAACTACAGCGCTTGATTGAAGTTCACCGGTGGATGGTTTATATAAATACTTCGCATTTGATGTGTAAAGGTTTTCGGCTGTTCCGCTTGTCGCTGCGGCAAACACCGGATACAAATTCGTTGAGGTGCTGGTGTCGTTACTAAGCGCTGATCCGCCGATCGACTTCCACGCAGGTGATGAGCCACTGTAGCCTTCAAACTGGTTTGTTGTGGTGTTATAGCGCATCATACCAGTGGCTGGTGATCCAGGCTGCTGGAGTGTTGTTCCTTTGCTGATTAACAACGCGCCGGTTGAGCTAAACGTTGAGTCGGCGGTCGCTGTTAACGCGCCGGTAATTGCTAGAGTGCTGCCGTTCCAAGTTAGGTTAGACGACGCGCCAAAGTTGCCGCTGCTGTTAAACTGAATCTGTGTGTTTGATCCGGCAGGTCCAGTGGCGGTTGACTTGCTGGCAATTAACTGCACCACTCCGCCGCTGTCTTTGTAGTACAGCTTGCCGTCGTTAATGTTAATCGCTAACTCACCGTTAACTAAATTGCCAGCAGTGGGCGCAGCACTCGCGGTGGTGCTGTAGTATAAACTAATCGGTGTATAGCCTGCCTGTGCCATATTTATTCCTTATAATACTCGAGGTTTTTTATTAATCTCTCGTTATTGGGTTCAAATTTCAAAGCGTTTTCGCCGTGTCGTATTGCTTCCTGTTTAAATCCTAATCTGTACGCTGCAATTGCCGCTAAGTCGTGCGGTCTTGCCTTCCAGTTGTTTGCGTCGATTGTGTACGTATAGGTACACTCTGTCAGCTTGAGTGCGTTACATGCTGCGCCGTAACACTCCTCCCATAATCCTTTTCTGTAGCACGCCTGTGCTAACTCGCACCATGTCTCGCGCACGCCTGGGTCTTCAGATACTGCTCGACGGTACCAGTTCATGCCGTCTTGCCCCAGGTTATCGTAGCAGTTACCAATCAGCCTCATGGCGTATGCTCGCTCGTTGTTCCATGTGGCCTCTGGCATTGCCAGATACTTTTGTAGCGCTACTATCGCCTCACTCCAACGCTGGTAGTATGTTAACTCCCGTGCGTAGTAAAACGCATTACGTGGGCAGCTTGGGTCTTCTTTTACCGACATCTCAAGCAGGTCTAAGTACTGACCCCTTGATTTTGTCTCGTCTGGGTGGTGCGTAATTAACAACATCTCACTGTACGCCCAGACTTCTTTTGTCCTGTGATCCGGTCTGATGTACTCATGGCACGGATGATGCCAGTGATACCCTTTGCGGCTGTGTAGTTTCGTACTATAAAATACTTTGCCGTGACCCCAATCAAACTTGTAACTCATGCGTGTGGTTTCTGGTGTCCACAAGCGCTCTATCTCATCGCGCCAACCAGGCTCTAACTGCTCATCTAAATCTAGCGATATGCAGACGTCAATGTCAGCGGGGAGTAGTGCCAGAGCGGCATTCCTAGCATGATCGAAGCGCCAAGGAGAAATGCAAATGCTATGAACAACAGCCCCATACTTTTTAGCCTCCTCGACCGTTCCGTCGGTTGATCCCGTGTCGGCGATCATAATATAATCTGCTAGTTTACTTGATTCGCAGAATGTTTTTACAAACTGCTCCTCGTTTTTGCTAATCGCATATACAGCGATTTTCATAGACTACTCCTAGTTAAAATACTCCGCCACTTACCCCATTATACTTGGTTGCGGTTATTGTGCCAGCACTAAAGTCACCGTTGGTATCGCGCTGTACCAGCGCGCTCGCAGTGTTAGTGCTTGCTGCTACTAATGACGTACCCCACGCCGTGCCAGTTGATACTGCCACTCCCGCGCCCGGGTATGTCGTTGGTCCTGTCGGCCCTGTTGCACCGGTTGGGCCAGTTGGGCCAGTCGGGCCTGTCGGTCCTTGTATTCCTTGAGGTCCAGTCCAACCTGTCGGACCGGTAGGTCCTTGAGGCCCTGTCCATCCAGTTGGGCCAGTCGGACCCTGGATACCTTGCGGTCCGGTATCACCTGTCGGTCCTTGTATTCCTTGCGGTCCGGTCCATCCTGTTGGTCCGGTCGGACCCTGGATACCCTGAGGACCAGTGGGTCCTTGCGGTCCAGTGTCACCGGTTGGGCCTTGTGGTCCGGTCCATCCTGTCGGTCCCTGGATACCTTGCGGTCCAGTTGGTCCCTGCGGTCCTGTTGGGCCAGTTGGTCCTTGCGGTCCAGTTGGTCCTTGCGCACCACTAACTAACGCTAAAAACAGCGATTGGCTGTTTGCAAAATTAGTTGTGCCCGTCCCACCCGATGTGGTTAGTGTTACTGGAATTGACCAGTAAGCACTGGCAGTTCCTGGATTAACAGATGTCGGTGTACCGTTAATTGTCCACGTCTGATAATTTGAGCTGTTATTTTGATCCTGAATCGTAATGACTTCAGTGTTCTCTAATGTCGCTAAAAATATATCAATGTCAACACCATTATCTGTTAAATGGCTAACATTAATTGACGTGGCGCTTATCTGTGTGGTGTTGTTCCATAACAACCGACCATCACCAGGATAGCCGCTTGTTGTTGTGGTGTGCGCCTTGTATAAAAATAAACTAGACGATGATCCTTGCGGGCCAGTTGGACCTGTCGGTCCTTGTATACCTTGCGGGCCAGTGTCTCCTGTTGGACCAGTGGGCCCTTGTATACCTTGCGGGCCGGTGTCCCCGGTCGGTCCCTGGATACCCTGGGGTCCGGTCCATCCTGTAGGACCGGTGGGTCCTTGTATTCCTTGCGGACCGGTAGGTCCTTGCGGACCAGTATCACCAGTCGGGCCAATGTCGCCAGTTGGGCCAGTCGGCCCTTGTATTCCTTGCGGACCTGTTGGGCCTAGCGGACCGGTATCTCCGGTCGGTCCAGTCCAGCCGGTTGGGCCGGTCGGACCAGTGTCGCCAGTTGGGCCAATTGGGCCAGTGTCGCCAGTTGGGCCAGTTGGGCCGGTGTCTCCAGTGGGTCCTTGTGGACCAATCGGGCCGGTAGGCCCTTGTATTCCTTGCGGGCCCTGAGGTCCTGTGTCACCTGTCGGGCCTTGTGGTCCGGTGTCTCCTGTTGGGCCGGTTGGGCCTTGTGGTCCGGTGTCTCCAGTGGGTCCAGTGTCGCCGGTTGGGCCTTGTGGTCCGGTCCATCCTGTTGGGCCGGTTGGGCCTTGTGGACCAGTATCGCCGGTTGGGCCTTGAGCTCCTGTTGCTCCAGTTGCGCCGGTTGGGCCAGTGGGGCCTTGTGATCCTGTTGCGCCTGTGGGGCCTGTCGGGCCGGTTGCTCCAATTGAGCCAGTGGGACCAGTGGGGCCGGGTGCACCTTGCGGGCCGGTCGGACCAGTGGGGCCGCCAAGATTGGAAATATCTTGGAGCTGTGTTTGTTTTGTTACGCCATTCTGAACAACAACCGTAACTTCGTTACCGGTCAGTGCTGTCGCTACTGGCAGTTTTGTTATCGGTTGATTAGCCATTTTAGGTGTATGTAAATAAGTTTAAGGCAATCGCAGAATCAACACTCGTCGTAACAGAAACTTCCACACTTGTTGGTATCCCATACGCGGGAACTGTTACACTGATGTTGTTTTCGTCAATCACTGTAAAATCAGCAGGAATACCACCAATTAATACGCTAGAAACATTTCTAAAATTACTGCCACCAATTGTTGCAGAGTATCCACCATTTCTTGCGCCGGTATCTGGTGTGATAGATACTACTGACGCGCGCACTGGTGGTGATGTATTGCTTATGGTATTTAAGTTACCCTGAGCAGCTGCAGCTGGCAAAATGCCTTCTAATGTTAAGTTATCGTATTGCTGTGGATCGTTAGCGTTGCCCTGGGTATTTAATAAATTAGGTCCAGTTGCAACAGATACATCGGGGCGTGGAAAACGCAACGCAATATTTTCTGTTTGACGGGCGGGTAACCGCCACGGATCATAATTATCTAAATCATCTTTGCACACCCGCATCCCAGGGAAATTGGGGTCGGGCATTAAATCTGTGTACGCAAATTTCCTGCTACAGCGATCACAGATCGCTATAGACAGGACGGAATTACCCCTAGTGTCGAGGTAAACAGGCATGGGTTACCCCTTAACGCCAGCTTGGATTATAGTGAATGTATCACCATCGGCAGCACCAGTTAAACGAATTGCTCGAATTGGATGTCCAATAAAATTTGGACCATTTGGAAATTTAGTAAGATCCGGTGTTTGCCAATTCCAAGTTGTTTGTTCAACAAAATTACCGTTTTCTTTTGGAAATGGGTCAGCATACGAAACTTCAACTGTCCCAGCACTGCTTGTAAAAAAAGTAATTGCTGTTGGGTCTTGGTATTGATCAACAATGATCGGAATTGTACTAAACGTCTCTAATTCGGCGCCGTTACCAATGTCCGCTGTTGCGGTTATTTGACGCATGATTGGCTCCTAATTAGTTGTTGGTGTAGCCAGAACCGTATGGAGTAATTGAACCGTCAGCGTTACGTGCGGTGTACTCTACAGAAAGAACACCAGCCAATGTGCCAGTAATCGAAGTACGGGCCCAAGTAAAAGTCACAGTGGAGTCAACAGAACCATTGTTTGCGGCTTCAGCAGCAGCGGTCGTGGTTGCGGTAAACGCAATACCAATTACGCCACCGGTGGTGTTGGCGGTAATCGTTCCAATCGTTACACCGTCAACGGCAACAGTAATGACGCCGCCAACTAATGCGGAAGGGGCGGTTGTTGCGTATAGTTTAACATCGGAGATGATAGAACCGGCTGGGATTACAAATGCAGACGCGGCAGACTCACCAATTTTGGTGGTGCTAATTGCGCCAGCGGCTGCTACACCAGTGAATGTGGCTTGTTGTGATACGATGGCTGCGCCAGTGTTATCTGGAGCAATAGTACCATCGTTAGATGGGTTGTTTCGCTTAAAAATGCGAATGGGGGATGTAAATGTGCTAGACATTGTTGTGTTTCCTTATCTCAGTGGGTATCCCAAGCTGTCTCTGAGTCGTCTCACCGGGAAGTAGCGGCGGTCAGAATGGGATTAATCTTCCTATACCTACTAATGCAAATTATTATATAAAACCGCCCTAGTTGGCGTATTTATTGGATTTTTTGACGTTTTCGCTGCCGGGGATAACTCGCAGGTTGCTGGGGACGTGCAGGCCGGATACATTTTTGCCTTGCAGGGGGATAATATGGTCGACGTGCCACGGGAAACTAAATAGGTTTGTGCGTAACTGGGCGAAATGGTATGCTTCTTCAATAATCCAAAGGTCAGTGTCAGTTAGCCATTTTGGGGTACGTTGGAGCTGTGCAGCTTTGCGTTTGGCTTGAAGTGCTGCTTTTATGTGTTTGTTTTTAGAATTCCAAATACGATTTATTGCGTTATGTTTTTGTTTATTTTCTTGCCGCCATTTTGCTTTTTTAGCTGTAGTTTTTTCTGGGTTAGCTAATTCCCAAGCACGAGCGCGTTTTTTGGTAAGATCTTTATTGCGTTCATACCATTCTTTTGCTATACGTTTTTGGTTTTCTTTATCTCTTGCCATATCTATACTAATGCAAAAAACCCAGCTTTGTGGGCTGGGTTTTTTGGTTTTTTACAACTTTTTTAAAGCTGATTAAACACCTTGTGTACCATAGATGTTACGTGCATCATGCCAGCCCGTTGCGTAACGCTCGGTTGCCTTATAACGCATGCTGTCAGTTTCAAAATCGCCCTCCATAGATTTCTCCATGGGGCGACGCATTACTAACATCAAGCCATTCTCAGCATCGGTCTGTACCCACCATGCCTTGCTGGAGCTCAAACGGGTTACAACGTGTGTACCCTTTGGTAGCATGCCAGTAGACTTGATTGGGTTGAGATCGTTGTCAGCGGTACCAGAACGGAGAACCGACTTCAGAATTACTTCTGCTTGGAACTCGAGTGCTGGAGGTACAATTAACTGCTCAGCGCGCAAGCGGATACGCTTACCGTTGTTGTCGATTGCAGAACGGATCTGAATGAGCATTTGCTCAACAGAAGTCTGCGACAAAGCGGCAGGAGTTGTCAACTTGTTGCTGTATGTCAAGCCGTTAGCTACAGGGTGAGCTGTGTTAACCAACGTTACGCCGTCACCACCGGTATAACCGGCTGTAAATGCGAAGTTGAGTAAGTTAGCGCACAATGTCTCTTTGGTCTCAATCATGGACTGAGCCAAGTGCTTGGCGAAAGTGCTGCCGATACGGATGTGATCACCGTCTTCCATCAACACTTTGGTTAAAGCATATGCCAAACCATAGATTTGATAGATGAAACGGGTGATGTACAGCGTACCACCTTGGTCATAGCTGACTGGGGTGCCGTCAGGCATCGCAGGAGCAGCATTCATACCGAAGAGCATTACTTCTTCATGATAATTACGTGGAATACCTTGGATCTGCTCTACAAATCCTTTCCACTCGTCAGCGCGTTGTTCATAAACGCCATCAAAGACTTCGTTGATAATCGGCTCGACTACCGCACGAAAGTCTGTACTGCGCATTGGGGTTGCCATTTGCTAGTTCCTTTCGTTAAATGTTAGACCGAAGCCTTAGGCGCTACAAACGTGTTGTTAGCGATCTGTACTTGCACAATCGTTTTGGCATCGCCCCAAGCGTTTGTTTCGCCGGGTGGGTATGCTGCCTCACGTCCTAAACCAATCACACGTACTTGACCTTGTACGGTAGTAGCTACTGCGGTAGCTGCTAAAGCGCAGGTTGAGAAACCAGCGCCACCGTTACCAATGGAGGTACCAGAGGTGGGATTGTTTGTTGCATCAAAGTCATACTGAGCACCGATAGAAGATGCGTCAATAGAACCGCTAGATTGCGCTTCGTAAACCATAGCTGGATCAGTCCAGATCCAGAATACGATTTGTGTGTAGGAATCTAATTGAGTCTTAGATGCCCATTTAGCTACAGAGCGACGACCTTGGGAGTCAGTGAACTCTACGCCATCAAATACGCCGTAAATTGTACCAGCAGATTCTCCGGTAGCAGAAGTTGCGGCAATAGTCAATTGGTTTGAGGCATTTAGACCAACAGGCTGATATTGATAGAATGCTTGGCCCGCACTCAAAGAGTAGGGAGCATTATAGCTATTATCAGTAGCAGCTTGGAATGAGTTTGTACCCACAAATGCAGTGGCACGATCCAAACCGCTAGGATGGTATGCAGGCTTCAGACCAAAGGGTTTAAATGTGGTTGCCATTTAATGTTTTCCTTTGTTAATATTGAAGTATGTTATTGGAAGCGAACATTACTGTTTGCTTTTGCGGCCTCTTTTTCCATTTCCAAAATACCACCTTCAAGAATTGATCTACCACCTTTGCCGTCCTGAGCAGTGCTCCGAACGTTTGCAGTAATATTTCGCTGATGCTCAAGGGGATCCTCGAGGTGCATCATACGCATCACTTCTTGATAGATTTCTTCTGGTAACTTGAAGAGAACCATCTCGTTACAACTAACACAGCCTTCAAACTTGCCCGAGCTCATCTTACCAAGTGCTTCAAAGCCTTTTCCTAATTCAGCGGCTTTCACTGGCTCATAACCCAATGCCATACGTTTGTCGATACTGTCATAATTATTTGTGGTGGATAACCAGCACAAATGGAATCCAGGGATTGCTCCAGCTGGAATATCGGGCAGTGCGCTATTCTGCCATTTGTCTCTGAACGCCTCTGCACGTTCGCGCCGTGATTTTGCTTCCGGATCTTGTTCTGCCATCCGGTCTTTAACTTCTTCGACTCGATCTACTAAACGATCTTCTAAGTCGCGTTTAATTCTTGTATTTGCCATGATAATTATCCTTTATTTGCACGATCATACGCAGCATACGCGCGGATCATTTTATTACGTCTCTCAACATCGTCCCATGCGCCAGCATCTTTAATCGCCTGAACACGATCACGACTTAGCGTGATAGTTCCGGGTTTTACTGTTGCTGTATTAGCCACTCGGCTTGAGGCTGTTGGGCCTGCACGACGAGTTTGCTGTCCGCCTCTTGATGTGTAGCGGTGTGGTAAACGTGCCGATAAACGATTGTCTAACTCTTCCCAATACTCAGGATCACTTGGATCCCAGCCATCGGCTGCGAGTTCTTGATCAATTACCTTGGCAATTCTACTATCTGTATCTCGAGCCTGCGGATCGTACCAAGAGTTTTTCTTTAACCACTGCGTTGCATTGCGTTGTACTTCTTCGGCAATCGGGGTTGGTACGTTTTGCTTTGGAGCTTTTGCTTGCTCGAGCTGTTGTTTTTTATAAAATTGAGCTTGTTGCAAACGCTGTTTTGCGTCTGTTAACTGCTCTAAATACTCTACTTGTGCTGCGGCATCATTCTCTTGCGCGGCTTGTAGCATTTTCATCTTAGCATACTCTACACGAGTTGCTTCGTCTTCAATTGCTTTATCAATCTGCGCAAATTGATATGATGCAGCGGTATTCTCTAGTTTAGCTAAACGCTCTGCTAGTTCAGCGTTTCGACGTTCTAACGCGCTAATTTTATTTCGCGCCGTCATGTCTTTTTGTTTAGCTAATTCTTTTTTAAGCCTGCGCTCTTCGCGTCTGGCTTGACGAATCGCCTCGCGATCTTCTTCTGTCTCTTGATCGTCATCGTCTTGCTCGTCGGCTTGGGCTTCTACTTCGCCGCCTTCTGCAAGCTCTTCAGGCTCTTCTTCTTTAGTCTCTTGTTTTGGTTCTTCTGTCTCTACAAACGGGTCTTCCATTTGCTCCAGAGCGACTAACGCAGAACCGTCGTCCTGTTCTTTTACAGGAATGTCTTTGTTTTCATTTTCTGCCATAATTTTCTTTCAAAATTAATCTACAAACGCCTTCATCTTCTGCGCATACTCAAACGACTTGATGCGAGAAATGATTTCACGTGCCTGGATGGTGATAAACACAATCGGTGCTCCATCATCATCAGGATTTACAACAAAACGGTCACCACCGTACTTGATTGTTCTAACCAAATCGCCAACTTTACACCAGGGGCCTTCAATCCAAGGCTCTAAGGTATCCGGCGATTTATATGCTAGAGGGCCAATCTGGCGTACTTTAGCTACGGTCTCGTTGAAACGTAACGTCTGTCGGGTCTCATCAACTAAAATGATTCCGCCCTTACTTTTAGCCTTCTCGCGTCGTAGTTGCACTAAAACACGGTCTCCGGCTACTTCAATACCTGGATCAACGTCTGGAAAACACTCTTCCTCTGAGCGTAGATCTGGGTCTTCTTTTTGTGATACATCAAATGCCATCCGGCATCTCCTTTCTTGAATCTTACGACTCGTCTTCTTCGTCTTCCGTTAAAATCTCATTAATAATATCCAACGTAATCTTAAAACCCTCGTATCGGCCTACCAATCGCTGGTAATCTTCAAACGAGTTTACGTTAGTTCCTGCGGTAACGGATTCCGCTAGTGATTTTTGCTCAGTCTTTACACGACCGATAATTTCAGAAATAAAATCCTTCATAATCTCACTAATGCAAGGTTACAAAGAAATCCGCCCTAAAATTAATAAAAATTGCCGCCTTCGATATCCTTGAGGTTTTTACCTGGGCCAATTGCCTTGGCATTTTTTAATCTGCCCTGGGCTGCGCCTTTTTTCCAGTTGTTATCGCGGTGGCTGCCGGAAGAGCCGGCGTCGATGTTTTTGTCGCCAGGGCCGCCGCCGCTAGATAAGTGGCCAGTCTCCTGGTAAATTTGACGAAAGCCTTTTAAATTTTCGGCCATGTTATACTCCTGTGGTGGGGTTTGGTTGTAATGCTGCCTGTACTGCCTGTTTTGCTACGTCAGCCTCGTTTAAAAAGTGCTGTTTTTCTATCTCAATACCATGCTGGCGAATATCACGCTCGGCCTCGTTGACTGCCTGGATACCCAACATCGCCTGCTCTTGTGCCAGTGCCATTTCCTGTTGTGTCAGACCTGCATGTGCCTGCATTGCCGCCACGCGCTCGCGTGACGAGTTATTCATACTGTTAATCGCGATATTGGTCGAATTTTTCTGGTTGTCCAGTTCAGTTTGGACTTGGTATTTACTCTGCAGTTCTAATACTTTGCGCTGTAACTCGGCAATCTTGAGCTCATAATCTTGCTGGGATTTAGCCTGGTCCATCTGCATGCGCATCTCAGCCTCTTGTTGTTTGCGCTGTGTTTCTGCCAACTGAGTCTTGAGCAGTACCTGAGCGGTCGGATCGGCTGCTGACATTTTTTCCATCTGCGCCTGCTGCGCCTGCGCCACTTTTTGTGCCAGTGCCTGAATTTGTTGTACATATGGCTGCAGCGTCATCTGTGCATCTTGGCCAACCATCTGTGATGCTAACGCAAGCGCCTGTTGTGCCTCTAAATCAAGTGGTTTCTCTTGGTGCAGCTCTAGTGCATCTTTACCGCCCGAAGCCTGCGCCACATACGCGCGCATGGACTGCAGATAGTGCAGCGTTAAGTGCTGCTTGATGTGCTCTAAAGCGTTTGGTGCAAATGTTGGTCCAATCACTGGATTGCCACCATACGCAGGGTTCATCGCATACTCTAAATGGATCTTGATATGACTGATGTGGTCTTGGTCTGGGTATGCTGCGGCAGGACGTCCCATAGTCATGGCGACGTTTTCTAACGCAGGATTGGATTCTTTTGCACCTAACGGGTTTGGTAGTATCTCATCTACCGAGGGCACTTTTAATTGGTTTAATACACGACGATACACCGCGCGGATGTCAAACATTCCAGGGGGTGCTGAGGCAGCCATTTGTAGTAGCGCCTGGTTCTGAGCCAAACGTTGTGTCTCAGAAAAAATATTGGGGTCTGATACTGGGCGTACGTCGTTGTTGTATGAGAAGTCACGAACTTCAATTGCCTCACCAGACTGGTTGTCCATGTCCGACAAATACCAGTGATTAATACGCGAGATAATCGCCAGTGATTTAGCCTGGCTGCGATGTAGACGTGCGTGAATGCTGGAGAATACTTTGGCGCCTTGTTCGATTAGAGCCTGGGCCGTACCAACCGGCATGTTGTTGTTTGCCTCGCCAATCTTTTCTTCCGCGGTCGTTACAACACCTTTTGCTGCGGTTGTCAACCATCCAAGCAGATTGTATAGGACTGATGACGGCTGATTAAACGGCATCGGCATCGCAATTTTGCGAACATCATCAACGCCAGGTGCTCCTTCGATCTCTACAACTTGCGTAGGCTCGATGCGATCGCTTTGTCCACCAATTCGGCCACCCTTGAGTTTAAGTAGCGTCTGAGAATTATTAATATGCGCCGCATCCAAGAGAGCGCGTAGAGCACCAGTGAGAGCAGCGCTAAGACCACCAATAAGATGGGGAAGGCCAATAGCATAAGCGCCACGCCAAGGAATAAACTTGAACTCGACATACCAGTCGAGCTTCTCCAGTTTCTCATCGTTTGCCTCCCAGTTGCGATACAGCCCCAATACTTTGCTGCTCGACTCATCGATCATCAAAATGTAAGGGGCGCGCTGACCACCAGTTTGGTCATCGTCATCTAAGCGTATAAAACATGTGATCTCATAAACACGACGCAATCCGTCAATGTTTTTCGACGGCATGTCTTTGCCTTCGATTTTGTTGTTGGCTTTTTCAGATTGTGTCTGATCGTTTAGTGGTGCGTCTGAAGAGTACGCGCTGTCAATGTCGCGGTAGATACCGGCCTCAACACGCTGCAAGAATGTGTCTTCGGTAATGTCTTGTACTTCAGTGACACGCTGCGCTGTGTAGAAGTTAGTCGATGCGTATGGCAGCAAGATGTTATCAATCGCGACCCACTCGCAGGTAGGTCTACGCTGCTCGTCATCCCAGCGCCATTTTAAGAATTGCGAACCACCCAATGGTAACTGAGTAAGCAGTTGCTCCATCTCGTCGCGGTATTCTGCTACTTGCTCGGTGAGCTGCCAGTTAAGGAAGTTAACCTTACGATCCGCTGTCTCTTCTTTTAATCGGTCTGCTTCGCCTTTGATGTTCGACTTAACAAGTCCGTCAGAAGGCAATAGCTCTTTAGAAGCAGACGCTGCGAAATCGACACAAGCCTCCGCCATAACCGGGTGCACAACTTTAGAGGCCCCGTCAAACGTCGCCCCTCCCGGTGCATCTTTTCCAAGCCCAGTTCTACGCAGTCCTTCTTCATACTGTTTGTCTCGTTGTTTTCTTGATTCTTTATCGACATCAATAAAGTCTAAGTATTCTTGTGCTAACATATCTAGCACACCCTCGTCCATTTCTTCTGCCAAGTTGGCATAGAACTCGGGGTTCTTACGTGGGCTCTGTTTTTCTTGGTAGTTGATAACTACCGAGCCATCTTCTAGCTCAATGACTTCCTCTTCTACGTCACCTGGCTCTAAACCAAGGGCCTCTTCGTAGTAGTCCATCTCCGCATCTTGCGCGGCCGCCTCTTCAATATTTTGCTCGTTCTCTAAACCAGGAAGGTTAGCGCCGGTTTGAATGGGTAGTATTGGATTTGCCATTATCTCATGTCTTGTGGTTTTAAACGCATGGGTAGTACACTACCAGGTACGCGCTCTTCGTAATACTCGTCTAGTGTCCCCCTACCCAGCTCGGACGGCATCAAACCAAAAAGCAACGCCTGTAGCGGTCCAGGTAAAAATCCACTAGCAATTAATCCGGCCGTTCCAGCGGCCTCTCCGTATTTTCCTTGTTTTGCATCTTGCGCCGCCTGTACAATATCAGGGGCTAACATTCCAGTAAGAAGCCCCGGCACAATCATTTTCTTCGCAAAACTTTTTGGCTGGCCGCCGGTATTCATCCGCTGTGGTTGGTACCCTGCAGCGATTAGTGCGGCCAACATATCCTGCACGCTCATTGTCGTGCTGCCACCACCAGCAAACTTGCGTGTTACGCCAGACTCCTCCAACAAAAGCTGCTGGGGTGTCTTTAGCAGACCGGGTGAGGCCGGTGTCATGCCTGCCTCTTCCAATAGTTTTTGTTGGGGGGTTTTAAGGATGTCCATGTTGAAGGGGGTGGTTATTCCTATTTATACTAATGCACAAATACTAAAAGATCCGCCCTACTGGGCGTAAGGGTTAGCAAATCGTTTACTTAGGTCGTCATCTGCGTAACTATAATCTCGAGCTGGTAGCGGGTCGAGTTGGATCCATCCAGAATCACGAAGAACGCGCAGGGCCTGGGAGAGCGAGTCGACGTAGTCATCGTGCCCGCCAGCCTCTGGAAAAGAACATACTTGACGCAGAAATCGTTTTGCCCAGTCTGCATATTCCCCTTTACGTTGTGGTTCCTCTGGTATCCAGACCTTACCCTTGGCCACGATGGGCGCGACGATGTTAAGTCGCTGTACCTTATCGGCACGGCCGGGGTTATATCCGCGCACGGGCACTCCCGCGCCCTGAAGCTCTTGTATAAGACTGATACCCGCCGATTTGTCTTCCATCAATAGCAGGTCCGCTTTACGCCCCTTACCAAAGTCGTTATCCGCACCGTAGACGACCTCCTTAAAGTCGTTAATCACTTTTCTGCGCAGCTCTGGGTACGACAGGTGCTCGTCCCAGGCGTCTAACAAAATGACTGCGGTGCCTGAGTCTTGGTTTTCAAACACGCCCCAGACCGTACACGCGGTGGGGTCGTTCATTGTCTTCTCGCTGGTGGCTGGATCGTACGAGGCGATCACGTACTCCAGGGTCGGCGTTGGTTTATTCGCTGGCCAGATCCTAAACTGTTTGCGCTTGATGATACCCGCCTGCTCGGGGTCGAGGATCTCACCATAGATCTCCTGACGACCCATGTCGGTGCCGTCGTACGTCTCAAGCTGTTTGAAGAATGTCTCTGAGAGGTTGGCCCGGTTGTCATACGACGAGGCGTTAGATACGTACACGTCCCCACCAATCTTACCCTCGTTTAAGTCTACAATTAATTCTTTTGGTTTGGGGGTGGTGGTAATAATCTGTTGCACGCGAGGAATCCGTGGGTCCCGTAGACGGAGCGTAAACTGTACTCCATCGTAGGCCTCGTCGATGTAATCAAACGCACACAGCTCATCGAACCAAGCCCCATGGTATTGCTTACCGCGGTAGCGTTCTGGTTCAGAAGCGGGAATCCCCTGGATGAGAGACCCGTTGATAAGGGTAATCTCAAAGAGGGACTTGTTGTAATCGCGGATGAGTGCCGGGGGAATGATATTAAGAAGTCCGGAGTCTCCCTCAAAACAAGTTGCACGGATATCGTTTGAGGTGGGAGCGGTGACGAGCCAGCGAGTGTTGTCATAAACCCAAGCACGAATGCCAATCCAATGACTAGCCGTGTGCGTCTTCCCCGATCCTCGGCCAGCCAGCATAAGAAACGTATCATACTCTCCATCTTCCGGTTCACGTTGGTGTGGTAGTGCCTGTAGATGCCAGCGTACCTGCCAGATGGCTGCTTCTAACTGTTCCTTAGGCCAGTGTTTGTTATCGTTTGCAAACTTTTTTAAAGTTAGCTCTTGTTTTGGTGTTAACGGCATGAAATAAAACCCTCTCCTACGAGATAGCTGTTGTCGGGGCCATCCGTCTCAATGTGAATACACTGCTGCGGTGGCAGCGGCTCAATCTGTTTGATGTATCGTCTGCCAAGGTGCACCTTTACAGGCGGCGAGACTTGGTTTTCTAACAAATTAAGGCGCGATCTAAAAAATATGGTGTAATACTTCTTGGTTTCGTCATAATGCACCTTGGTCCGGTGCCCTAATGACTCGACGATGTACTGAATCTGTTGAATCGTACTAAAATTCTGTGTCGTAATGCGAAATGTGTCCCGCGATTTGGAATACTGCCTTGACTTTGCACACAAAATCCCACGCAGCAGCTCTAGCCGCTGCTCTTTGCTCGATAAGATGTAGTTTGCCGGTATTTTTACCGGGATATTTGGCGCAAGCTGTGACTCAATCGTTGGGTACACAGAGAACATGTGCTGCCCGTTGTATGTTTTACTACCAAGTTCTATTTTGTAGCCGTGATCTTTGAATTTTTGCTCGATTAATTGGGTGTAATTGGGTATAAACGTGTACTGTCTGTCCCTATTTTGATTAAAAAACCAAAAACCAAACAAAAACGGCGGGACTGGCAGGTCCTGGTGTGGTAATTCCAGGGGCCTGGCGGTGGGTATCGAGTACGCCAGCCGCTTGTGTTTTGTTTTTAGGGGCGCGGCGGTCAGTTCTTCCAGTGTTTTTATTGCTAGTGGACGTCTAAACTGGCGTTTTCCCTTGTACTCGTGGACTCTTTTGCGGTACTTTGGCGTCTCTACCAAAAAACTAAGCCGGCCATCGCCGGCCACGGACGTATAATCGTTGAGCTGCACCTCGTAGCATGCCTGTGCCTGGATCGTCTGTACCAATTTTACGCGGACTGGTTGACCATTGCGGTCAAACACGTAGTCACCCGGCTGGATTTTGTTTGCCGGTTTCCAATAGTCCAGGGTTAGGATCTTTTCGGTTGCTAGTATTGCCATAAAAATTCTTTAGGACCCAATCGTCCAGCCAACGCCCTAACGGCGCTCGAATCCTGTTCTGTACCTCAACGGGCAATTTGTTGATGTCGAGGTAGTCACAGACCTTTAAACGAAACTCAATATACTTGGCCGTCTCTTTGTCCAGTATTTCCACTGGCGCGTCGGCCGAGTCAAAGTAGTAGAGGTTACAGACCAGGACACGAATCCCCCGAAGTCTCCCATTGGAATCTTCTAAGGCACCCTGGATCTGGTAAACGTATTCGTTCATACACCTACTAATGCAAACAATTGATTAATATAGCCCCGATAGTTTTTAACTATCAATTTTGCTCGCAGAAGTTACGCACTTTACGCACTTTCGGGGGTTAATTCCAGTTTATCCTCTATCTTTATTTTTTATTTTTTAAAAATAATAAAAATAATAAAGTAACCCCCGCAACCCCCGCAAGCGCGTCAAACATCAAGGACTTAGCGCATTTCATTTCACATTGTGAAATTTACTCTACAAAATTTACAAAAAAAATTTTTACAAAAGCGGGTTTTTGTAAAGGAAAGTGCCAGGGGTGGTGAGCTTGGTCTTGGTGGGGCCCCCGCCGCCCCTCCCCGCCACGGGACCCAAATTGGTGCATCGCCGCATAAAAAAGGCGCCCCATGCACCAAACTGGTGCACAGATTCACTGCCTTGGTGCACGTGCACCAGTTTGGTGCACAGCTCGACGCGCCTCGATGTTAGTGAGCGCTCACTAACTTAGGGCAGACGTAGCTCGGTAAAGAAGTGAGTACTTACTAACATGGCTGATCGGCGACTGAGCTAAGTTAGTGAGTACTCACTTACTTGGTGCAGTGCAACATGGCTATTAGGGTAAACACCTATTGACGGATTGGACGCGTTTTAAGGGGCCTAGGAGCCGCGCAGGGCAGAGATGGGGTCAAGGTATTACCTCACTGGCGATCGTGGCGCTATGGCGCTGAGGTACGCTGGGAGAGGGTTACGCGGGTGCGAGGGCAGAGGGGTGAGGTGGGCGAGGATTTGCAGATATTTCGCATTGTGGAATCCCCACAATCACCCACAAAACCCCACAGTTTAGTCGGGTATTAAATAGGTTTTGCAATTCATTTCAAAGGTCATTACAATAAAGCATCGGCACTTTGATCACAGCAGTGAATTATCGGGATGATAATAATGCGCAGATTAGTGTTGACAGCGTGGCGCCACTGTACGGCGCTCGAGGTGACTAAGTACCAGCCTCGCTAAACGTGTGGCAGACCTCACGCATAGTGCGAGACGTGAGCGAAGAGTTACCCACGGCGTAGGCTGTCGCAACAGTGGGCAGATAGTAATGCTCAGAGTGCATTGTTTACCAGTGTGCTCGAGGCAGTACTAACCAACCATGAGGATTATCACCATGAAAACAGTAACGTTAAGTACAGGTAGTTTTGACCAAGATAATACATTCAGTATTACCCCACTCAAGTATGCGACCTGCAAGTTATACCAAGGTTATCAAACTGAGGATGATGGTATATACTGGGTAATGCAGTGCAGTGCGATGCTTAAATCACATTATACCGATAAGGATCGTGAAGAGAGTGAGCGCCTGATGAACCCAGCCAATGCCATCGCAGACGGTGAGATTGTGTTAATCGATGGTAAGCAACACAAGTTGAGATTCATAGGCAATTACAGCAATTGCGGATTTTTTGACCCAGTACAATAAACAGGTCGAAACCGTGGTACAATCCACGGTCTACGCGTAATGCGCGTACTGATGAGACCAACCAACAGGAGGATTTATGTACACCATCAACATCGGATTAGAAAACCCAGTCACTGGGCACAATAACAGCGTCGATCAGACCTTGGCAGTCGCGCTCAAGTACCTCAAGGGTATCAATAACGTGCGCGTCTCACTGGACGGCGCTGAGCCAACCGTCATTATCGAGTACTTCGAGCCCATCGGGTTTATTAAGACCCTGAGCGCCGAGCTCGATCAGGACTGCGTGGCAGTGTTTGACCACGATATCAACCAAGGTACGCTGATCGGCAACAAGGCCGACCAGTGGGGCGATTTTGACATCCAGTACTTTCAATTCATTTAATCAGGAGGCAGTATGAAACCATTCGAGCACAACAATTTTAAGATCACCCCAATCGGTGAGATATATGATGGGTACAGCAATACCGACGGCTATTTTCTATTCCAAACATTGGACTACGAGCCAATCGTCGACGATGAGATCGATGAGGCTTTTGCCCAATTGTGGTACCAAGAGGGCAACGGCGCGGGTACCAGTTTTTGCAAATCATACAGGATCATGCGCGACGGCATTTTAGATGATCGCGCTGTCGTAGTGGTTCAATTCGGTATGGATATTTAATCAGGAGGATATATGTTAACCAATTCTAAAATTCAACAAATCGCGACCCAGTTTGGCATTTCACTGGACTCAGACAAACTAGAACAGTTTGCCAATTATGTATACGACCTTGGGTGGAGTGACGGCGAAGAGTTTATGGCTGAGCGCATTCAATCATCGGATGACTAGCTCAACCTATGAGCCACTAACCCAGTATAATAATCACATCAACAGGAGAAATTATGAGCTACGATCAAGACTGCGCTAAGATTTGGAACCCAACCGGCGACATCATATTCGAGGTGCGGATGGATCCGCTCGGTGCCGGTAAGTATGACGTGTGGGCGGTGCAGAGTGGTTACGCTCGAGCCGTATCAGCAGAGTGGTTTGACAGTCGCGATGAGGCACTTGCATTCTTCAACGCGCGGGATTACAATCAATGGATGGAGGAATTAAAATGAAAGCATTACAAAACTATGTAAAACGGGCCAATGAGTGGAATGCCGTTTTCAATCGCGGTCAATACGACTTAGACAATCCTAAGGATCGTCAGCGCTTAGCTCAGCGCATTGACGCAGAGCTGAGCCCCGAGAATCTTCACTGCGATGGTGAGATCTCACACGCTGAGGCTAGTCGTAAGTACAACCGACTCATCCGAGTCGCCGAGCAGTTAAAAAAGCTCGATCCAACCGTTCAATTTTGGGAGGTGTAACATGGCAGATTTACAATTCGCAGTGCGCAAACTAGAGCGCGATTTTTACCAAGAGTATTATCTCGAGGTATGGGAGTGGGTGCAGGGCGCTGACAGGTTTGCGGATAAGCTGTCGGTGCTGTACAAGATCCTCAGCAACAGCGGATCGGAGTGGTCGGGCGGTCACAGCGCGACTAATTTGGAAGAGCGCGTAAAGCGCGACGTTGCGCTCAGTATTATGAGCACCGTCATCAATCAGATGAGGTATGCAGATATTAAAGAAACGGAGGCGGTATGACACGCAAACACAGACTAGCATTCAACGCGCTTAAAAAACTGGGCGTACCGGTGTACGAGCGGTGCGACATTGAGAATTTTCAGATCAGCGCCGAGCGTAATTTTGACCCTGAGTGTGGCAACACGTTATGGGCAGATTACTATGAGGGGTATACAATTGGTGACGACTGGGAGTTTGGTGTCAATCCAATCATTACCAAGACGTTAAGCAAGTACGGTCTCCACGCGGAGTGGATCAACGCAGGTGAACTGGGAGTGTACGAATGAATAAATATGTGGTGACCTATGTGCGCGAGTCGTACTACACGGTAGTGATCGAGGCAGAAGATATTGCACAGGCAAACAAAAAAGCAAAAGATGTAAGTATTTCAGACCTTGAACACGATTATGACAGTGGTGTTTATAAACTATACGGGGTGAAAAATGACATACGAAATACAGCAGTTAACAGTTTGTGATGGGTGGGTCAACACGTGGCTCTCATGGGATGACCAAGGCAACGTGGTGCCTGAGACGTTTAATACTTATGCAGACGCGTCAATGGCACTAGACGAATATTTAGATGACATGGACTACGAGTTTGAGTCGGGCAATATTGACTCACCATATAATCGTGACGAATTTAAAATTGTGGAGGTGGCAACATGAGCACAAACGTAGATAATTTGAGTGACGCAGAGGTGTCACAAATAACCATATACGCAAAAGGGTTAATTGAGGGCATTAGGGACGTCTTGCCAAAAGACAAGGCAGACTTTATACTCGAAGATTATTGGTACGCGTGGGACAATACAATCGATATGAACATTATGTACGACCCACAATACAATAACCACGTGCTCTGTTTATATCCGGTGTATAATCAGGTGCGTGATGATTCAACATTTCAACGATTCATTTTGGGGACAGGGGGATAACATGACATTTACATTAGCAGACGTAAACAACATCGAGTTTGACGAGCCAGTGACCGACGCGGAGTACTACGCGTCCCTACAACGCGCAATCAATGCCGGAATGTGGTCACTACAAGGATCGTATGGTCGTACGATGATGGAGGCGATCGAGTCCGGCAAGTGCCTACTCGGTCTCAAGAGCGCCAGTGATTACTGGGGCAACGTTATCCCATCGCGCCTCCAAGTAAAGGATGGTACCAAGGGATCGTGGGAGTATGTAAAGCAACGCAACGGTGTAGTATGGGCGAACAAAATGGCAGGAGTGAAATAACATGGCAACCTATTTTTTTGGTAACATCGAGTTTGGGGATTTTGTGAAAGGTGATGACCACTACCCCATCGCGCTGATCCATGAGGTGCAAAACACGCGCGAGTTTGCCACGGAGGATGAGGCAGACGCGTACATGGTCGAGCAGGGGTACAACGCGTACTTAAACGTCGATTCTAAGAACATTGAAATATACTTTGCAAAAAAGTAAAAAGGTCTGTATAATAAAATCTTTAACGGAGGAATTATGAACACAATCACAGTACCATCATTTAACGAAGTACCTGCATTCACAGTTGATTTAGTTGACCAGTTGGGTGTATTGAAACAAACCATCGACGAGCTCGAGTCCACAGCTCGTAAGCTCAAGGCAGAGCTCATCCGTCGTGGTGTCGGCACCTACGAGGGCGCTAAGTTTTTTGCTGAGGTGCAACACTATGACCGCGCCACGATCAGCCCAACCCTTGTGCGTAAGTTCAGCAACGAGGATTTTGTGAAGAGCGTGACCGAGGTCAAAGCTGTCGACGCAGTCGTAGTCAAACCACTGGGGGTGTAATATGAAACTGACAGTGATTGGCGCCAGTGCTGAGGGCAGTATTTTTGCCTTTGGGCTGTACGAGACAGTGAAAAAAGCAGAAGAGCGGATCGAGAGCTTACGAGAAAAGCACCCTAGCATTTCGTTCTTTTGGGTTAAGATAAACAAATAGGGAGGGCATATGCAGATCGGTGACGTACTACACAACGGCGCTACCGTGATCGAGTTTAGTGACAGCGCAATACTGGCTAAGTGGGTAAATGAGATCACGCCATACGTAACATGGCGCTATTTTAACGACGATCCCAGGTCAACATCATGGGGTCACTATTTTAGTAATCTTGAAGACGCAGTAAAAGATTTTGAGG